CGGTACGTATGCCGGCCCTTTCTCCCGGATCTGTAACTACGGTACGGGTTATCTGAACTGGCGCTTCGGCGGTCGCCCTCATTGCCGCAAGGCTGCCATTTAAAGGGGGACCGGGGGAACTTTATCCCCCGGAACTACCGGCAGCATAACTGAAAAATAGGCAGGCGCAAAGACGAAGGCGCCTGCTGCCAATAAAGAAAATTAAATACAGGGAGCGCAACTGCGCGCGGCTGGTGATCTCTGGCGCTAACGTGAACAACGGTACGAATGCCGGACCTTTCTACCGGAACTGTAACAACGGTACGGGTAATCTGAACTGGAACATCGGCGGTCGCCCACTTTGTTAGATTCTCGATTTTTTATGGCATCATCGATTTATTCGTTAAGATAATGCCGCAGGTGCGCTTCCTTACCCCTTGGTAAAAATAGGCCGCGAATGGCGCTGGTTAGTACGCCAGGAATGGAGCTGGAAAGTCAGCGAGGCTAACAAAGAGAGTCTGAAAGGAGATAGCCATTCATGGAAGATACACAAAAGCAAGACAAGCTACCACCAATCAAATACACGAAGCGAGTCGGTCACTTATTCGAGCACGTCCGAGACCTCGACAACCTGAAGGAAGCGATCAAGGACGCGGCGAGACATAAGCGGAAGCGCAAAGAAGTCCAGAAGGTCCTGGAGGACATCGATGGACACGCGCTGGAGCTGCAGAGGATGCTGGATGAGGAAACCTTCATACCAGCCAAGTACACGATGCGACGAATCAACGATGGCATTCAGAAGAAGACCAGAGACATCGCTATCCCGCGATTCTGGCCAGATCAGTGTGTGCATCACGCATTTGTTCGCATTTTCAAACAGATCGTTCTGCATAGTGCCTATCCGTTCAGCTGCGGATGCGTACCGGGAAAAGGAACGCACGGAGCAAAGACCGCGATCGAGAAGTGGATCAGGAAGGATCCGAAGCATACCAAGTACGTCCTGAAGTTGGACGTCCGAAAATGCTATCCAACTATGAACCACGAAGAACTCCGGAAAAAGCTGCAACGCAGGATAAAAGATAAGAAGTTCCTGCGCCTGGCAGATCGGATCATCGCGAGCTTTCAACAGCCGATGGCCACGCACGAAAGACTGCTGCCGGAGACCGATGCGGTAGGCATCCCGGTCGGGCTCTTTACCTCGCCATGGTTCTGCAACTTTTTCTTTCAGGACATCGACCACAAGGTCGCCGAGAAAACCGGAGCTGCGCACAACGCGAGATACGTGGATGACATGGTCTTGTTTGATTCAAGCAAACGACGACTGCACAAAGCTCTCGAATTCATCGAAGCCGAAGTAAAAGCCACGAAGCAGACCGTCAAGGACAACTGGCAGGTCTTTATATTGAGCAAGCGCCCGCTTGACTTCTTAGGTTTCAAGTTCCATCCGAACAAGACAACCATCAGGAAGTCGATCATGCTAAGGATCAGCCGGAAAGCCAGGACGATCGCCAGAGCTGCATACGCATCCATCCGGAACGCGCACGCCATGGTTTCATACATCGGATATATCGTGAATTCAGACAGCCAGCGCTTCTACGAGAAGTGGGTGCGGCCGTTTGTTAATATTAAGCATCTGAAAGGAGTAATCGCTGATGAAGACAGAAAGCAACATCAGGCCTGCGTCGCAGTTTGAAATTGAGGCGCTCCCGCCAATCGAAGGAAGATCCTGCACCGTCATTTTATATGACAATATCCAGGGACCATTCACACGCCAGGCTTCAGGAGAAGACCAGGAGCCACAGGAATACTTCACATTTGACCGCTACACAGTAGACACGATCTACAGAGAAGGCCTCGCTGCAGCAGTCGCAGCAGACACAGAGACCTGGATCCAGAATGCCAAGGAGGCGGAAGCATCCGGAGAGCAGCCATCAGAGCTGGAAATCCTGACAAAGACCGTCACAAAGCAGCAGGCCCAGATCGAGTCGATCAACCAGAGCGTCGACGACATCACGCTCGCGATTCTTGGAGGTGAGTAAAATGTATGAAAGACTGAAAAGATTATACCAGGAAGGACGCGCGTCCGAAGCAATGCTGAAGAACGCAGTCAAGAGAGGATGGATCACAGATGAACAAATGCAGGAGATCATCGCCTCAAAGAAAGAGCCAGAGGTTCCAGTGTCTACACCGGAATCCAGATAACACCTGCAGAAGGACATACGAGCCATGCACGGATAACTGCCGGTACTTCGGTACCTGCGGCGAGTGCGTGGCTTATTTTATCCCGACAGGCCAGCAGCCATGCAGAAGCTGCAACAAATTAAATGCAGGAGGGAGGTAGGAACCAATGGACATGACAACAATCGTCGTGGCCGCCAGCATTCCGTCCGCGTTCACAGGCTTCTGTTTCTGGCTCATCGAGCAGAATCTCAAGAAGCGTGCGGACAATGAAAAAGAGGAACGCGAGGAGCGCCAGAAACAGCTGGACGAACGCGAACAGATCAGAGAGAAGAATGAGCTCTGCATCATCAACAGCGTGAACGCAGCCATAGCGCTCGGAGAGGCCACAGCCAGAGCCGTGCAGAGAATCCCGGATGCGCACTGCAACGGAGACATGCACGCAGCCCTGGACTACGCTCAGAAGGTCAAGCACGAACAAAAGAACTTTCTGAACGAGCAAGCACTGAAACATATCATCGAGGAAGGAGAACAAACATCATGAAAAACATCGACTGGAAAAGAAAACTGACAAGCAGAAAGCTCTGGACAGCAGTGGCATCATTCGTATCAATGATGATCGTAGCCACAGGAGGCGCAGAGAACACAGCCACACAGGTAACGGCACTCATTATGGCCGGAGCATCCGTCGTGGCATACATCATCGGAGAAGGACTCACCGACTCCGCAAACATTGGATCCGACGATTCAGAGAAATAAGAAGCACAAAGCACCCAGGGCGGCCACCAGGCTGCCCTTTTTATTTAGGAGGTATGCAAGATGGCAATCACAGAGAAACAGCAGAGATTCATCGAGGAGATCGCAAAGAACGTACAGAAGTACGCCTACGTTTACGGCATCCTCGTGCATAGCCCAATCATCGCCCAGGCGATCCTGGAATCCGGATGGGGAGAGAGCAAGCTGGCCGCGAAGTATCATAACTACTTCGGACTGAAATGCGGATCCAAATGGACCGGCAAGAGCGTCAACCTCACCACCCAGGAGGAATACCATCCAGGAACCCTGACGACCATCAAGGATAACTTCAGGGTTTACGACAGCATGGAGGAAGGCGTCAAGGGATACTTTGAATTTATCCAGCTGCAGAGATACCAGAATCTGCGAGGAATCACGGATCCGAAGGAATACCTGCAGACAATCAAAAACGACGAATATGCCACATCGAGCACATACGTCGAAGACAACTATCGACTGATCACTCAGTACGAACTCACTGAATACGACAAGGAGGATACCACAATGACAGAAAGACAGATCAGACAGGCTATGGTGGCCAGAGCCAGAAAGTACATCGGATGCAAGGAATCCAATGGAACACACAAGCAGATCATCGACATTTACAATGAGCACAAGCCCCTGGCCAGGGGATATGCAGTGAAGTACACAGATGCCTGGTGCGCGACATACGGATCCGCAATCGCAATCCTGGAAGGGCACACAGACATCATCCCAACGGAGTGCGGCTGCGATGCGCAGATCAAGCTCTGGCAGGCAAAAGGAAGATGGCAGGAGAATGATGCGTATGTTCCGCAGCCTGGCGATTACGTTTACTACGACTGGCAGGATAGCGGCGCAGGAGACAACAAAGGGAACTCTGATCACGTCGGCATCGTAGAGTCATGCGACGGAAAGACCATCACCGTGATCGAGGGCAACAAGAATGATGCGGTCGGAGAGAGAACGCTCGCAGTCAACGGAAGATATATCCGTGGATTCGGACTCCCGGACTATGCAAGCAAGGCGACCAAGGAAGCAGCTTCGACACCTTCAACCGGAAAGAAAGACGTCACTACAGTGGCCAAGGAAGTGCTGGCAGGTGCATGGGGCAATGGCGATGAGCGAAAGAACAGATTAACTGCTGCCGGTTACGATTACGCAGCAGTGCAGGCAGAGGTCAATCGTCTCGCAAGCGGAGCCTCGACTCCAAAAAAGAGCACGACAGAAATCGCAAAAGAAGTCCTCGCAGGCAAGTGGGGAAACGGCGATGATCGCAAGAAGAAGCTCCAGGCAGCAGGATATAACTATGCAGCAGTGCAGGCGGAAGTCAATCGTCTAGCCAAAGGTGGAAGCTCCACAAAGAAAAGCGTGACTGCCGTGGCCAAGGAAGTCCTCGCAGGTAAGTGGGGAAATGGAGATGCCAGAAAGAAGAAGCTGCAGGCGGCTGGTTACAACTACAATGCAGTTCAGAAGGAAGTCAACAGACTCATGAGATA